GGCCATAGCCGCGCTAATGACCTGGTTGGCAAACGTGATAACCTGGTCAACGCCAAAGGCGGCCACGAGCACCGGGGCAAGTTGGGCGGCCAACGTCCGGATGTCGGAAAGGTTCGCGCCCAAGCGCCTCGGCCTGGGCCCTTGGCTTCAACCGCGCCCGCTGCCGAGGTTGCGCATGGCCGTACGGCCGGTCTTGCCGCTGGTGTCGGCCTCGGCCCCGACCTTCTTTGATCTCTTCCCTGACCGTGGTCATGGCCGCGCGGTGCCGCACCGGCCTTTTGCCCTTGGCCCCCACGTCGTCCAACGCCGCCTCCGACCTTGGCGCGGCTGCGTCCACCGCGCCGGCATCCAGCTTGAGCGCGCGCCCAGGTCGACGCCGGCGCCCCTTGGCCCGCCCAGGGCATCCAGATCCTGTGCGGTCTCCTGGATGCCCCGGCGGCCCGAGGTGTTGTCGGGTCTCGATGGATGATGCGGACGCGGTTTTCCGGGGTATTCATGGCTAAAACCAGTCTCGGTTCTCGGCTTTGGTAGTAGAGTTCAAGGATGCCCAAATCGATCCAGGTCTGTTCCGCCAAAATCCTCTTGCCCGAAGGGGTAGCCGCCCAAGCGTTTGATTCCGCAGCCAGATCAAGTAGCTGACATAAGGGCTCGGGGCGGCCAGACGCTTAGGGCAGCCGGCGCAGGCCGCCCGAAGCCACGGCCCATTGGTGGCTACGCACTCGGCGAGGGGTCGCTCATGTCCGGGGCATCCTTCGAAGTGTCGTCGAATAAACGGATTCGAAGGGTCCGTCTCGAAGTCCTCCACGACTTCGAAATTGCTTTCCTCGTCAGCGGTCCGGGTGGAGTTCAGGACCTGTTGTCCGATGCGGGCCAGGATGTCGGGCCGGTGTTTTTCCAGCAGGTTTTTCCAATTTCGGGTCGTAGTCGGGTCCATCTTATCCGAGCTGATGATCTGGCCGGCCTCGTTGGCCAGACAGCCTTTCTTGAAGCCGAGCGCCACACGTTTTCCCAAGGCAACCTGCTCGGGAAAGACGTTGGCCTTGGTCATGACCCTTGTTGCCTTTATGTTTGACGGTGGCTTTGGTGTAGGCGTCCCGCTCGGCCTGGACAGGCAGGCGGTAGTAGAACTCCAGTTTCCGCCCGGACACCCGGTCCGTCATCTCCATGACATTCCGGCCGCCCAAAACGAGGGGTTGCGTCTCTTCCGACATAGGGGCTCCTTTGCTTGGTCAGGGGTTAAAGGATGGTCAGACGCCATTCGTCGTCGCCGGCGTCGCGGTGGGCGTTGGCGATGTAGTTGGCGGCGTAAGCGGCGATGCCCGTGCGTTCGGCGTGTTTGAGACCGTCGTATTGGGCGGCCGCCAGTTCAATGCGAATCCGGTTGCCGGGCTCGCTGCCGAACAGGGTGGCGATGCGCGAGGTCTGGGCCGCCTTCCACTTGGCCCAGGGGTTGAAGTTGGCCAGGGAATCCATTTCCGGGTTGACCGAGCCGGTGGGCTCGCGGCCGGTGATGATCGCGCCCACCATGCCCTCGACCGCGTTGGCGTCCAGGCGGTCGGCGATGGTGTTGCCCATGGCGTAGGTCAGTTCGGTGACCACCGGCCGGTAATCGTCGATGATGACGTTGGCGCCCATGAACATGGGCGGCACGATCTTGGTGAGTTCGGGAACCGGGATGGCTCCGGCGTCGGCCGGATCGGTCCACAGGCCGGTCATGGTGAATTCGAACAAGGGGTACTTGTTGACGGCGCAATTGAGCGTGAACGTGCCGCGCGCGCCGGCCACGGTGTAGAGGATGGCGTCCTTGTAAAAGAGCACCGCCGCCGAATCCTGGTCCTGCGGCCGCTTGGTGGCCGGACGGTATTCGATGCCGGACGCGGCGGAAGTCACGTCGGCCAGGACGGTGGAAGACGCGCCGGTTACCTGTTCGGGCTCGAACGTTCCATTCACGGCCTTGAGCACCAAGGTGTTCTTGCCATCGATATGATGCAGTGTCCCCGTGGCGTGGGACGTTGCGCCAGCAATCTCTTCGCCGATCAGGAAGCCGGTCACCGAGGACACGGCCAGCCGCACCACGTCGGTGCGTTGGGTGCCGCAGGCGAGCAGGAACGGCTCGCAGTCCGAGGGCAGCACCTTGCCGGTGCCGTCCAGGCCGCCGCCGCGCAGCTCCACCTGGGCCTTGAAGGTGATCTTCTTCGAGCCGATGACCGCCCCGGCCGGGGAGAACGTGCCGCGCACCACGTCGCGCTTGACCTTCTCGCCGGTCGGCTCCACGTCCACGCCGTTGTTGACCAGGACGCCGTTTGCCGGCGTCAGGTCGGGTACTTGGCCGTAGGTGGTCTCCTTTCCGGCCAGGACCACGGCTTTTCGGGTCAGTTGCATTTCTTGTTGGGCCATGTGGTGTCTCCTTATTCGCCAAGCAGGTACGGCTGGGCGATCTCGTAAACCGCGTAGCAGGCCGTCATGTCCGGCCTGGACAGGAAGGTTTCCTGGCGTTTGAGGATGGCCGGCATGTCGGCCCTGACCTCCTTGCCGTGCAGCAGTTGGCGCACCGCTCCCAGCAGGGCGTAAACCCCGGAAGCGCCGGCCCGGGTCGCGGCGTTGCCGCGAAGCGACCGGTCGCAGACGAAGACGAAATAGGCCCCCCGGTCGACCTGGCGCTGGCCGTGGTTCTCGATGACCGAACCGGCGTAGACCACCAGGACCGCCGGCAGGTTGGGCAGGAGTTTCGCCAGGCCTTCGGGCTCCAGATCGTCGCCGTAGGTCTTGATCTCGCGCACGCCGTGGCTGTCCCGAAGCGGCGAAAGCTTGGCCACAAGCGCCTCTTCCATCTCATGAATTTCAAGCATTGGCGGCGGCTCCCAGGTAGGTAAGGAGCACGTCCCCGATGGTGTTCCAGTCCTCGGCGCTCAGGCCCAGGTAAGGCCGGGCCGGGATGCGCACCACCTTGACCGTGCGCGCTTGGCCGTCGGCCCCCCGAAAGAACAGCGCTTTAGCCGACCTCGGGCGAATCACGCCGCCTTCCTGGTGAATCCGTGCATAGAGGAGCGAAGGGCCGCTCGGACCAACCGTCACCTGATCGGCCGAAGCCTCGAACCCGATGCCGGACTTGAGCGCTCCGGTGTCAACCAGGGTCTGCCCGCCCTGGAGCACGGCCCGGCGGCTGGGTTTCCAGGGCTGGCCGCCCGGCGATCGCCCCAGCTCGAAGTTCTCCTGGATCGAGGACACCAGGGCCATGCCGATGCGGGCCATGGCTGGGGTCAGGTCGTTGACCCTCGCTTCGATCCTGGCCAGCAGTCCCGCCGCCGGCCCGGCGATCACTTCGACGAGGATCATCATCGCGGCATCCTTTTCCAGAAATCATCCCCGAACCGAGGGGAAGCAGTGGTCACGGACAGGCCGCAGTCGCCCGCAACCACCGGTTCCCCGCCGATAGTCCCGGGCAGCTTGAGCGTGCCGGCGGCGAACTGTTCCAGCAGGGCGATGGCTCCATTGTAATCGGCGGCCACGGGCTTGATGACGTCCCCGAGGTTCGGGCGGCGCTGGTAGAGCCGGTAGCGCGCGATCCGGGCGGCCAGGTTGCGCACGATCCGGGGCGGCGCGGCCAGGGGCACCTCGGCCACACCGGCCAGATGCGCGTCGACCTCCTGGGAGGCCTGGTCAAAGACGTCGGCCAGGATGGCGGCCACGGCCGGGTCGGACAGGTCGGCGGCCGTGCCGGCGTCGTTGGTCAGGTCCAGGATGTCGCGCTCCTGGATGAGCGCCCGGAGGTCCTCAAGGGTGACGTAGGCCATGACGTGCCCCGGGCCTTACAGGACCACGGCGTCGCACACGCCCTTGGGGTTGACGACCGGGAACGGCTTGGACTCGGCGATGAGCTTGTAGCCGCTCGGGTCGCCGGTCTTGAGCGGTTTGATGAACAGCGGCAGGGCCTGCAAATTGGCGTCGAGGTCGTCCACGGCGCAGTACGGCAGCTTGTGGCCGGCATCGAGGGCGATCATGCGCACGGTGTCGTCCGGCACGGCCGGGGGCATGGCTCCGGACTCCGGGTCGCGGAGCTTTTCCGACCGGCGCTTGACCAGATAGCCGCCGACGTTGATGCCCTGGCTGGTGATCTCCACCCGGATTTGCGCCGTGGTCTTGGAGTTCTCGGCGATGACGAACAGCGCGTTGTAGGCTTCCTTGCCGGCCCAGATTTCGACCTGCCCCCCGTAGCCGCCGTCCTGGATGGTCTCTTCCATGTCGGACAGGCAGGCATAAACGTCCTTGAGCTTGACGTCGGCAGCGTTCCAGGCCTTTTCCGCCGCAACGGACAGTATCGTGCCGTAGACGACTTCAAAGACGTCGAAGCCGCCGTTTTCCAAGGCCACGGGCCAACGCAGCGTGCCGGACAGCGCTCGGGCGCACAGGGCTTCGGTGGTGCGGCGCACGGCCCGGCGCAGGTAGTCGGTCTTGGTCCTGGCCCAGGCCTCCAGGCTTTCGCCCTTGAGCATCTGCAGGTTGTTCATGTCGGCGGCCGTGACCGCCTTGTGGACGCGCACGGGCAGCGGTTCGTACATGGCGATGCCGCCGCCAGCGGAGACCGCCGCGATGCTCGGGCCGCCGCGTCGGATAAACGGCAGCGGCTGGGCATTGACGGCAATGTCGTCCGCGCCGAGCAGGGCAAAGGGATGCTGCGGCCGCTCGGTAAAGATGGCATCCATGACCGGGGTTTTGAGGACCGGCAAGGCGGTCAGATAGGCGATAATGGCTTCGCGGGTGAAAAGGCCGCGCAGGTTGAGCATGTCGGGACTCCTTTAGTTGGGCCAGATGCCGGCTTCGGTGAGCAGGGCCAGCACGGCGGCCGAGGGCGCGGCCGGGGCGACGGCCCCGATCTTGAGCACGTCCTTGCGGACGCTGCCGTGGACGATGACCAAGCCGGAACCGGACGCAGCGGTATCCACGACTTCATCCAGGACGCCGCTCAGCCGACGGCAATAGGCGGCAGCCACTTCGGCCCCGTTGGCCACATTGGCGGCGAACTCCACGGCCACGGCTCCGGTGGCGTAGTTCACGGTTCCGGTGCCGCCGGCGCTGCCGAAAAGACGGCCGTAGCCGTCGTCAACAAAGGTTTCCACGCCGTCGCTCACGGATGCCGTTCCGGGATGGGTCGGGGCCTTGGCCAGGACGCCGGTATAAGCCTTGACGGCTCCCGTGCCCGTGGCGAGCACCTCGCCGGCCACGGCCTCGAAGGGAATGGCCAAGCCGTTTTCGTCCTGGGCCAGGAGCAGGCCCGGGGGCAGCACACCCTGGCCGGGCTTGAGCTTGCGCGAGACGATGACCGGCGGGTGGCCTTCGCCCCGGGCACGCTGGTCGTCGTAGTTGATGCGGGTAACAAGGCCGTCGATGGTCATGGCTGCCCCTTAGACCTTGCCGGTCAGGTCGGCGGTCTCGCCGCCGGTTTTGCCGCCAGCCCCGGCCGGGGCGGCGAATTCCTTGGTCAGGCTGTTTTCCTGCCGGCCTTCCAGCTCCCGCCAGTAGGCTTCCTCGTGGCCAAGCTTCTCGGTCTTGCCGTCGCCCGCCGCCAGTTCGATCTCGCCCCCGGCGCTGCCCAGGGCAGCGGCAAAGGCCAGCACCTTGGCCTTCTCCCCGGGCAGGGCCTTGCCGGCCGCAACCAGGGCCTCGAAGCGGCTTTCCCGGCCTTTGACGGTCTGTTCGCCCTTGAAGGCGGCGAATTCCTGGACCGCCTTGTCCCGGTCGGCCTCGGCCGCCTGGACGCGCTTGGTCAGGTCTTCGATCTGGGCCGCCAGCTCCTTGGTTTTGCCTTCGCCGGCCTTTTCGCCCTTGAGCCGGGCGATTTCGTCCCGGGCTTCCTGCAAGGCCTTCTTGGCGTCGGCGATTTCCTGCCGCAGTCGCGCCAGTTCATCCATGTCCGTCTCCTTGGTCGCCTCCCTGGCGAATTCGAAGGTGATTCCATCCTCGGCCCCGGCCAGCCGTACTTCGGCCAGACCCGGTATGGCCGGCTGGGCAGCGCCTAAAAGACCGACGTGCCAAAGCCGCCAACCCCTGGCGAACTTGGCCGAGACGTTGCGATAGCGCCCCTGGTCCACGGCCACGCGGATGGGATCGGGCACGTCGTCAAACCGGGCCAGCAGCACGTCGCCGTCGCGTTTGACGGCGGCCAGCCATCCGTAGGCCGGGTCGTCGAGCTTGGGATGGCCAAGGACCAGCGGCACGCGTCGGTCGGCCGGGTCGAAGCTGGCCACGGCCGCGTCGAGGTCGTCGCGGGTGATGCTGATCGCCTCGCCGGACAGGGCCGTGTACGGGCCGCCGGCCCGGGCGATCTCGATCCATTTGGTGGGTGCTGCCATGGCCCCTGGTATGCCCGAGGCGGCGAACACAAAGGAGCACGCTACGGACGCGCATGGACACAATTGCGGCAATGCCCCGCGTTCGGGGGCAGAGGTGGGATAATCCCGGGATAATCCTAGGTCTAAAATGGGTCTAGGATTTGGGGAGGCGGTTGCAGGCCACGGTCAGCGGCGGGATGGACGGGGGAACGTCTCAGGGGACCGGGTGGGATCAGGTGGTCAAAAGAGGTCTCAAGGCTCTTGGGGACCGCTTGACCAGGTCAACGCGGATGACTAAACGAATTGAGTGAGGACCAAACGGCGCGTCCGAGTCCCGGCAGGGGGATCGGTAGGCACGTCGGCCGCTCAAGGAGCCTAGCCCTCCTTGAGTTCCTCGCGGTAAGCTAACGTCCCCACTCGTTGATCTTCCAGATATTCCAGCATCCTGGCTTCTGACGCGGCGGTCACTTTGGGAGTAAAGACCGTCGCCGCCTGCCACTGCCGGCCCTGTACCAGGTTAAACACCGAAAAGCCGCCGATGCGTTTGCCGTCAAGGCTGAAAAGGCGAAGCAGCCGGAGTGTGTCCATGGGTTTCCCCGACACCTCGGCCGGAACTTCCCATATCTCATAGGGATTCAAGATTGTCTGGGCCAGAAGACGCACATATGGCGCACGGCCGGACTTGTTGACTTTCCATTCGCCGCTTCGCTTGTCGATGAAAAACCCCTTGCCGACCACCATGGGCAGCTCGACGCCGGGCAGCGTGACGACTTTGGTCCCCTCGATGTCGGCAATCCCGAACTCGGATAAAAACGCCTGGACGTAGCGCTCCGGGGCCAGTCCCGCCGGCAGGATGTCGGCGGCGTCCACCGCCAGGACATGCCGGGGATCAATGCCCGCCAGCGGCGGCCGACAGGGATCGTCGGCGAAGGCCAGGCCGCCCCGGCAGATGGCCCGGGAGACAAGCGGTTTGATCTCGTCGGCCAAGGGGCTTGGCGTCAGGGACTCCAACCAATCCTTTCCCACATTGGTTGAAAAACCCTGGTCCGGCACGATGCGCACCGGACCGGACGCTGTGTCGATCTCCTCGGGGATCTCGCTCTCGACGGTCAGTCCCCGGGCCTTGACCTGGGCGGCGGTCAGCGCCTTGACCGTGCAACGGCAGTTGAAGCCGTTGGGCGGATACCAGGTGTCCCAAAAGGCATGTCCGGCCGGATAGACTTTGCCATGGAGCGCCCGATGGGCCGGCCGGGTACGCCCGTCATTGACGGCCGAGTACTGCCAGTAGGGAAACGTGTCGGCCATGGCCATCATCTCGCCGTAGCGCCCGGCCATGTAGGCGGATTGGACGTTGGTGCGAAAGATCGTCTCCAGGCGAAGCGCCCGCTCGCCGGTAAAGCCGGCCGCATCCAGGGTCTGGCTGATGGTCTTTTTCCACTCCCGAAGCGGCATGCCCTTTTCCATGGCCTCGAGCATGGAGCGGCGCACGGCCTCGACCTGGTCCAGCTTGGCCAACCCTGAAACGGTGAAGGCCCGGGCCTTGGCCGCCTCGGAAAGCCGGTCGAACTGCTCCCGGGTGACCGGAACCTTGTCTTCCAAGTACCGGATGGCCTCGGCCGGCCGCACCGGCGTGAAGACGATGGATGCCGGGCTATCAGGCACGGCCGGCCTCCAGACGCACGGCATAGCGGCCAAGCAGATCGGCGGCGACCTGGGCCGCATCCAGGGCAGTTCGGAAGTCCGCATCATCCAGATCGGGGAAAGCTTCGAGCAGGAGCAGCTCGGCATCCTCCCAGGACTCGGCGCGCTCCATCAGGTCCATGATGCGGCTGGCCTGGGCGCGGACGGCCTGGCCGCCGTCCTTGAGGGCTTCGGCCACCAGCCGTTCCACGGCTTCCTGGTCCGGGGTGAAGCCGTCGCCGCCAGCCGCCAGTTCGGCATCTTTGCCAGTGGCCTGCGGCTTGGCTGCTTGGTCGGCCACGCTGAATTCTTCGGAGGTCAGGCCAAAACTCTGGAAGTATGCCGGCTTGAACCGCGCCCCAATGTCGTAGAGCTTCTTTCCGAGCGTCGCCTTCTTTTCCAGGTCTTCCGGCTCCACATAGGAAAATACGGGCGTCAGGGCGTCAGGCGCGTTAACTTGGCCATACATCCAGGCCAGATCGTTCATGGCCGTGGCCACCAGGGTCTGGTCGGCCTCGGCGTAGTCGGTCAGCACGTTGTAATGGGTCTGGCTGGCGGCGTAGCTGCCCTTGGAACCGATTTCCTGGGTCAGGGTCTGGCCCTGGATAATCTGGGCGATGGCCGCGTCCATGTAGTTGACGATGGACAGGTGGATACCGCCCGTGGCCTTGCCTTCCACGGATTCGATATGGACCTTCGACCCGCCCGAAACCACGGCCACGGCATCGCGGACCATGGCCGACAGGCTGGCCAGCATTTCCTGGCGTTCCGGCGCGAGCGCCCCGGGCCGGGCCTCGCCCACCACCCAGGGCATCCCGAACTTCTCGGCAAAGCGCATCATGAATTCGATGCCGCCCCGCTTGAACGCAACCGGGAAAAGACATCGGGAGAGCAGTCGCAGCCCGTAGGGATTTTTATAGGTCGGGAAGTGACGGGACAGGACGACCTTGAAGGGATGCACCTTGTCGCCGGCAATGGCGTCCTCGCCCCGGAACCGAAGCGCGCCGTCGCCGTCGAAGACGAACCACTCACGCGGCTTGGGAACCAGGTCGCGCACGCGCAGCCGGCCGTTGTCCATGCGCCAGAGAATTTCGGTGGGGGTGAAGCCGTAGTACGGCGCATCGAGCACCTGGGAAAAGAGGTTATAGAGGTCCACCCGCTCCAGGTCCCGGGTCAGATCGTCGCACAAACGCTTGGCCTCGGGCGTGGGCTCCTGGCCATCCACCTTGCCGGGCGAAAACCGGTAGCTCCGCTTGTTAAGCGTCTTGACCTTGCGGCCCTGGATCGAAGAGCACACCTTGCCGTCGGCGGTCAGGTCTTCGAGCACCTTGACGTCGTCGCCGCGTTCGCGCAGCACCGGGTCAGGATCAGGCAGCAACCCGAGCATCCCCCAGGAAGCCGGCGCAACGGCCACCTCTCCAAGCAACTCGGCCAGGGGCATCGCCCCGAATTCGGCAAAGGTCTTTGCATCAAGCCACAGACCACTGGTCATCGATACCCCCGAAAGAGGTTGCCGGCCGTGTAGGGCATGGCCGTAGTCACTGTGAACGGCGTATATTCGATGGTTTTGACCGCAAAGACGGCCAGGGCGGCGGCCACGCCGGCATCGCCGTGGCGTTTCTCGCCCTTGGCCCCGGTGCGGGCGTCGGGGATTTTCGCCACTCCTTTGACGACCTTGAACGCACGCAGATCATCCAAAATGAGCGAATCCCGTGGAGCCAGAAAGGTTTTGTCCTCGAACACGGCCTTGAGCTTGGGCATGTGCTCCCGGTACCAGCCCTCGGTCAGCATGACCTCCTGGATGATCTCCGGGCCGTAGTGCTGCCGGGCGACCTCGGCCAGATACTGGCCGTTGCCGCGTGCATCCAGCGCCGCCCCGGAAAATTGGGGCAGCCGGTCGCAGATATGAAAAAGCATCTGCCGCTGCTGGTGAAACGGGCAATTGCGCAGTTCCAGGACAAACGGCGTCACCAGTTGCAGGTTCGCCATTTGAAGGACGGGCCAATCGACGCTTAGATCGCCGGTACGGCCGAAATCCTCGCCAAGGTAGGACCGGGCATCCCGGGGCAGGATGGCCAGGATCGGCCCCAACTCGGCCTCGAGCCAATCCCGGACCTCCCGATGCCTTCTGTCTTCCGGCCAGTCCACGAAGTCCGGGGCCGGCGGCGACCAGCGCAGCACCGGAATGTCCGGCGACATGCAGGCTTCAATCATCTGGCGGGTCAGATACGTGCCCGAACCTTGGGACGGCACACAGAAAAGCTCTTCGTCTGCGCCGTCGCCGTAGAATTCAACCAGACTGGCCCGCCAGGCGGCTTCCTCCTCGGGTGACCAGGTCAGGCCGCGCACCTGGCAGATGCGCTGATAAAGTCCTTCGGCCAGGGCGTCGTCCAAGGTGACGCGGTGCAGGCTGTAGGGAAGTTTCCCGGCCCGGATGTCCAGGATGTAGTTGTTAAACGGATTGGTCTCGCCGTTGTGGGTGGAAATTACTTCCACCATGCCGCCCCACATGGTCAGGGCAATGGCGGCTTTGAGGAGCTCTTCGAGCTCATCGCAGAAAGCGGCTTCATCGATGACGATGCGGCCTTGCTTGGAGCGCAGATTCTTGGGTTTGCCCGAAAGCGCGACAACGGCCTGACCCGAGGCGAAGCGCACCCGGTAGGCCAGCACGTCCTTGTCCTCATCCTCCAGGACCACCTCTTCGAACTCCGAGGCCGCCAGATTGAGGCGTTTCGCCCAATCGGCCACGTCCTTGATGTAGGTCTCGGTCATCTCCTTGTTGTAGGAGATGTAAAAGGTGTTCAAGCCACCGTCGCTCTTCTTGAGGCCGGCCAGCATGGCAGCTTCGGCCGCATCAGCATAAGACAGGCCGATGCGGCGGGACTTCTCGCAGAACTTGACCGGGTTGCGGTCCTGGTTCCAGCGCACCTGATACGGCAACAGCGGGGCGTCGCTCATGTCTGCCCTCCGAGCAGGGCGCGTAGCCGATCGGCCGTGTCGGCGGACAAGCCGTTTTCCCGGCTCGGCGTCCCTTCGGCGGCTGTGCCGGCAGCAGACCGCATGTCTTTGAGCAGATCGAGCACCTGCTTGACCTCGCGAAGCGCAGCCATGGTCACCTTGTCCGGGCTGGCCAGCATGGCATTGAGGCGCAGGCCCACCGCTTCCTCCAGGGCGGCCACGGCGTCGGCCTCGGTTGCGATCTCGCGCATGGGCAGCCCGGCCGGCGTGGCCTCGGCCCGCTTGTCGGCCAGCTCGGCCGCCTTAATGGCCATCTCTTCCATCTTGGCCACGGCAAAGGCGTCCATAGCGTTCATGCTGTCCAGGCAGTTCTTGATGAGCCGGGCGCGCAGCCGGATGGTGTCGGCCCGGATGGATGCCAGGGCCTGCCGGATTTCGTCGCGCTTGGTGCGCCAGCCGTATTTCTCGGCCCAGCGCTTGAGCGTCGAAGCGGCCACATGGGTTCGCGTCGCGACCTCATCAAAAGTGAGTCCGTCCACGCACCACAGCTCTTCGGCGCGCTCCACGGTCTCCATGGGGTGTTCCCGGCGTCCCGGCAGCCCGACCATGTCAGCGCCCGCAGTGGCCAAGGTGTTTGCGGATGACGGCCAATTCCGCCTCGGCGGCCCGCATTTCGATGATGGTTTGGGCCAGCTCCAGGGCCTGGACGCTTAACTGCTCGTCGTCGATGGTTTCCACCGGCACGGTAGGCAGCAACAGCAGGCGCATGGAGTTGCGCAGGCCCTCCGCCCGCAGGCGCAGCCCCTTGGCGTCGTGTTCCTTTTCGACCTTCTGGCCGAGCATGGCGGCGCGTTCCAGGTTCATTAGAAGCCTCCCCGCATCGGGCTGTCGCCCTTGGGAATGCGTCCCAGCGGGCAAAACTGGTTGGTGCAAATGGCGTCCACCATGCGCTGCATGACTTGCGTGTTCAGCACGACCTGGTCATGCAGGCTGGTGGCCAGGGACTGGTAGGCCTCGACCAGCTTGACGTTGTCCTTGTAGTAGGTGGTCACCAGCCGCAGATCCTCGCCATAGGTCTTGAGGATGCGATCCATGTCCTCGCGGTAGCGGGACAGGTCCACCCGGCGGCGGCGATCCTCGACCTGCCAAAAGATGACGATCAGCACCACAAGGCCCATGGGCGTGAGCGTCACGAGCGAGGCCAGGAAAACGAGCGTGCCGGCGTCGAGGTTGCCGATCAGTTTGAAAAGCGTCGCCGCCAGGGTCTGGTCCATATTACTGGCCTCCCTTGAGGCTGCGGGCGGCGATGTAGATGCCGGCCACACCGGCCACGCACACCTGGGCGATGGGCGACATTTCGAGCCCCAGGGGATGCTGGGCGGCCAGGGTGGCGACAGTGCCGATCATGGTCCACAGCCGGCTGGACGTCAGTCGGGGTTCCCGGATTTCGGAAAGAATCGGGGTGAATTGCTCGCCAAGCGTGGCGGCATAGGTTTCGATACGGTCTGCCGGCGGCTGGCTGGCCGTGTCCTGGGCCGGGGCGGAGCCGCTTTGGAGTTGCGACGGCAACGGTTCGGCTGCCGGCGACGGGGTGTTAAAAAGGCCCTTGGCGGCCTCGCCGAGCACGGCCAGGGCCGAAGCCACGGCTTCCGGGGTGAGGGCCGGCGCGGGCGCGGCCTGGGGCAGTTTGGTCTGCGCTTCCATGGTTAAAAGCCCTCCTGCGGCCAGACGCCGCCCGGCAGATGCGCCAGCACCTTGGCCGGATAGGTGTTTGCGGGATTGTGGGCATTGCCGGGACCGCCATTGTAGGCGCGGCAAACGACTTCCCAGCCGCCGTTGTTCAGGAACCGATCACGCAGCCGGGCGAGATACCGGCAACCCCATTCCAGGCCGACTTCCGGGGTGAGCAGCTCGCCGAACCAGCCGCGAAAGCCGACGGAACGGGCGGTTTCGCCCATGATCTGGAGCAGCCCCCAGGACGTGGCGCGGCCGATGGCCTCGGTGTCCTTGGAACAACCGGGCGGGACGAAGGATAACGGCTTGCCTTTTATGTAGCGGTCGTAGAATATTTGCTCAAACCGCATGGCAAGGGAATTGCCGCTGGACTCGACCATGAAGAGGGCTTGGATGAGTCCAGAGGGAAGGTCATGAGCAGTTGCTGCGGACGTGAGACTGACTGCGCTGGTTGAATTAATGAGAGTGGCCATGCTGTACCTCCAGGTAGGATGGGGGAAGCATAGCCTCTTCGATGTTAATGAGCTGGTGTCGGATGGACGGGGATGGACGAAATGTCTTGTTACTATTATTGCGCTGATGCTTAAGCGTGGTTTTCACTGGATTTTAGTTTCTATTTTATTAATAATGAACAATATTCGATGCTCCGAAATCATTTTTTGGTCCTATATTGTTTAACAAACTGCCAATGGATTTAAATAATGGCAACTACTCCCACGCAAAGTCCTGACAAAGGACCATTAAATGCTGGAAAATCGACAATTACAAGAAAGAAGCGATCAAAGTATGATACGCAAAAACAGATCTCTAGCCAAAATGGCACTCATGGATTGGCAAGTATTGTATTGTTTTGTCTTATTCTTGCATCTTTAGGTTTATTTTATTTTTTTCAAGACCTGCAAAAGATCGAGATTGTCGTTAGACTTGGTCTTGCAAATAGTATATACTACATAGTTATTTGTGTTCTTGGTATTTCTGTCGCTGGATTTCTTTACGGAATTTTGCCATCATCAGGTACATGGGAAGGTAATATCTACGGCGGGAGATTAAAACTTGGTGGAGCTGCCGTCGGTTTCGCTCTTGTTCTTATTGGTGGTTACGTATTTCGTCCATCGGTAAATTTTTCTGCGGCTATTTATGTGCATGGTGAAAAAGGTAAAAATGACTTAGTATTAACAAGTAAAGGCCTTGTGGTCTTGGATGTCGGCCACCGTCGACCTGGGAAAATTGACGACAAAGGCCAAGCTTATTTTACTGGACTCCCTGCCAATTTTCGCGGGCAGAAGGTCGTAGTATCGTTAACAGGGGCGGGTTTCGAGCCTGTGGAGGAGATGATTGTCTTGAGCGAGGAGGTCTATCTCGCTGTTCGGCCTAAGCCGTGTGCAATCTCCGGTACAGTGCAAGATGAAAACGGTAATCCTGTCCCGCACGCTGAAGTACATATCGGCACGATTACAACTACCACAGACAACATGGGACACTTTTCTCTTTTGCTCACGGGTGATCTTTCTGTAAAAGCTGAACTCCCAGCGAGTATCAACGCCAGTGGCTTCAAGATTTGGAATGGCGCAGTGGTTCCACAGGGCAACACACCAACAATTATGCTGCGGCGGGTATTCTGATGCGTGCAATATTAAGCGTCGCCTTGAGTTTGATGTTTGGTTTCTTTTGCTCTACCATCGAAGCCGCTGTGCTTAAAGGAGTCGTAAAGGAGAATTTTTTGGGCGGTCCACCAATAGACAACGTAGAAGTTTTTTCAGATGGAAGCAATAATGATGTCACAAAAAATGGTGGTCGTTTTTTATTTAATTACCCGAGACGTAGCGTAGGCAGCACAGTAAGAGTTGAAATAAGAAAACAGGGTTATGTAGTCGTGAATCATGTGTTATTGGATAAAATTGTTTTGCCAGACGACCCGGATGCGTGGCAACTTATTATTATTGTTTGTAAAGAAAAGGATCGCGAAGAAATGGCTCGACAATTCTACGGCCTAAAAGGAAATGAGGCCGTAGAAGAAAACTATAGGAAACGCCTTGCTGAGTTGGGGGGTACTAACAAAATCCCAGAGCCGGAAAGAACCAAACTCACGAAAGAACGCGACCAAGCCCTGGCGAACGCCGCAAGGTTCGCCGAGGATGCCGCCCGCATCAAACCCGAGCAGGCGTCAACGAATTACCAGGAAGCAATGCGCTTGTTCTTAGAAGGTGACATTGATTCGGCACTGAAGACTCTGGACCAAGAGAAATTGCGGCAAGCGATGAGTGCGGCAAAACGGGAAAAAGATGAAGCGGATAATGCGGTTAGGGAGGCAATCCAGGCCTACCTTCTTAAGGCCGATCTGCTCTCCCTCAAATTCCAGTTCGATGAGGCAGAGAAGGTGTACGCGGAGGTCGTCGCTGCCGCCCCGAACGATTTTGTCGCTTGTTTTAATTATGCATTTTTTGAGCAAAAATTAAATCGGTTTCAAGAGAGTCTGCTTCTCTATAAACGTTGTCTGCTTCTCACGCGCACGCCAGATGATGCAGACAAGCGAGCCAAGACTCTCAACAACCTGGGCATCCTCCACAGCGATCAGAACTGCAAGGACGAGGCCCTGGCGGCCCTCGACGAGGCCCTCGCGATCAAACGACGGCTGGCTGAAACCGATCCGGCCACCTATCTGCCCGCCCTGGCCACAACCCTCAACAACCTGGGCAACCTCCAACGCGATCAGAACCGCATGGCCGAGGCCCGGGCGGCCTTCGACGAGGCCCTCGCGATCAACCGGAAGCTGGCTGAAACCGATCCGGCCATCTATTTGCCTGACCTGGCCGCAAACCTCAACAACCTGGGCAACCTCCACAGCGATCAGAACCGCATGGCCGAGGCCCGAGCGGCCTACGACGAGGCCCTCGCGATCTACCGGAAGCTGGCTGAAACCAATCCGGCCACCTATCTGCCCGGTCTGGCTATAATCCTCAACAATCTTGGCAATCTCAACCGTCAACATAGCCGCGTGGATGAGGCCCGGGCGGCCTTCGACGAGTCCCTCGCGATCTTCCGGAAGCTGGCTGAAACCAATCCGGCCACCTATCTGCCTGACTTGGCCACAACCCTCAACAACCTGGGCAACCTCCACCGCTGTCAGAACCGCATGGACGAGGCCCGGGCGGCCTACGACGAGACCTCCGCGATCAGACGACGGCTGGCTGAAACCAATCCGGCCACCTATCTGCCCGCCCTGGCCACAACCCTCAACGACCTGGGCAACCTCCAAAGCGATCAGAACCGCATGGCCGAGGCCCGGGCGGCCTACGACGAGGCCCTCGCGATCTTCCGGAAGCTGGCTGAAACCAATCCGGCCACCTATCTGCCTGACTTGGCCACAACCCTCAACAACCTGGGCATCCTCCACCGCTATCAGAACCGCATGGACGAGGCCCGGGCGGCCTACGACGAGACCTCCGCGATCTACCGGAAGCTGGCTGAAACCAATCCGGCCACCTATCTGCCCGCCCTGGCCACAACCCTCAACGACCTGGGCAACCTCCAAAGCGATCAGAACCGCATGGCCGAGGCCCGGGCGGCCTACGACGAGGCCCTCGCGATCTTCCGGAAGCTGGCTGATACCAATCCGGCCATCTATTTGCCTGACCTGGCCACAACCCTCAACAACCTGGGCGTCCTCCACTGCGATCCGAACCGCATGGCCGAGGCCCGGGCGGCCAACGACGAGGCCCTCGCGATCAGACGACGGCTGGCTGAAACCAATCCGGCCACCTATCTGCCCGCCCTGGCCATGACTCTCTACAACCGGGGCATCCTCCACCGCAAACAGAACCGCATGGCCGAGGCCCGGGCGGCCTACGACGAGGCCCTCGCGATCTACCGGAAGCTGGCTGATACCAATCCGGCTACCTATCTGCCGTATGTGGCCATGACGTTCAACAACCTTGGCAATCTGTACCGCGAGATGAATCGTATGGAAGATGCGCAAGCAGCTTTTGATGAAGCACTTAACATTAAGAAAAAGAACAAGGAATGAGTGCCGTGAAGGCAATTGAGAAATGGCAAGCATCATGATAGATAAGTATCGGTTTTCTCCAACTCTCTCCTGACGCTCTCCGTAGTCACTCGAGCCGGCGGTGAATCCGGATACTTCTCCAGCCTCCCTTCCTGGATCAGCTCCCAAACCTTGCTTCTGCCAATAGATAACACGAATTCCACCTCCGGAATCGTCAGCAGCGACTTCTTTGTGACCAGATCTCGCGCCGAAACCGCCGGCAAGCTCGCGAATGCCAGCCTCTTCGTCTGATACGTCACCGGCAGCATCAACTCAAATCCCGCAGGATCGACCAGACTGCACCGCTTGGTGCAGCCCAGGCATACGTATTTCCGCTCCTTCCAAAACCACCGGGGCTTACGCCTACCGCAGCCTAAGGGCTCGTACACGCTACCTTCCACATGGCCCTGGTAGGGCAGAAAGCCTTTGCCGAGCAGCGTCAGCACGTCATCGATGATGCTCATACATCCCTCTTGTCTGCCGAAAACAGCGTATCCACAGCCACGGGCAGATCGCTGCCGCCGACCGTGACCCACCACCGGCCGTCCATGCCCAGGATTGGCGGGCCGGCCACAAAGGTTTTGACGAAACAGCCGTTGTCAGTCGGGACGCGCACCCGGTCGCCTCGGCGCAGGGACGGCCGATCCTCGACCTTCACCGGCTCTCCGCACACCAGTGATGCAACCAGCCCGGCCACGCCGGCCGGGGCGAAAAACTCGTGCTTGCCGCCGCTCGGGCAATGCCAACAGCCATCCAAACGCAACCGGGAACACCCGGCCGGCCCGCCCCAGGCCGTGGCCGGGAACAGTTCCAGCTTGATGGTTTTGCCCTGGTTTCGGAGCAAAATCGTTGGTCCTTTCGGGCGCTTTTCGCTCATGTCGCTATCGCTTCCTTCAGCCAATTTGAGAAATTCACCGGTTTGCCCGCGCCCGGTTTCGCCTGCTGATTACGAATCAGCTGGCCGAAACAGACCAGCCACGGCCTCGGCCTGCTTCTCCCACAGGGTGCGGCAACTGCGACAGCGGCGCTTGTCCGTGGCCCGGCAGCGGGCGCAGCCGATGCGCTCCAACACCGAAAACACCGTCCCGGCCGAGACTCCTGTTATCGGGGTCTCGGCCAGGGCGGCCCGGATGCGCGCTGTTTGGCGTTCCACGTTGCCGGGATAGCGCCCGGACAGGAGTTGGAGCACCACGCTCTTGGTGACGCCGGTAGCCTTGCAGAAGGCGTAGAGGGTCCGGTGGCGGGCCAGGATGGCGGCCCGCAGCGCCTCGCGATCGTCTGGCCCCATGCGTCATGCCGCGCCGCGTCGTCCGCTTTTGGCCTTGGCACTCGCGGCTGGGGCCTCATGCGGTTCGGGATCTATGCCGGCCTTGCGGCAGCGGCTCCACAGATCCTTTGCCAAGGTGGCCAGGGCGGCCGCGTCGGTCAGCCAGATGAACTGATCCACCCCGAACTGCCGCGAGACGCGCCCGTCCAGGGCCTTGGGTTCATAGCCGAGCAGCAGCCACAGGGTGACGATGTAGCGCTTCTGGCGCGCCAGCGGCCCGGTGGGGATGTCCAGACGCTCGTAGCCGTCGGCCTTGTCGCCTTTCTTCCAGTTCCGCAGTCTCTTGGGCAAAAGCGGGATGTCCACGGCCGCATGGTCGGGCAGCCACTTGGCGGCCAGGGCGTCTAGGACCTGGTTGCGCTCGCCGAGGGTGAGCTTCGACCAGGACGCGGCCTGGCCGCCCAGGATGCGGCCGAAGAGCTCCACCAGAAGCTCCTTGTCGGCTTCGTAGGAAAGGGACGTGGCCGGCAGCAACGTGCCGAAAAACACCTTGCTCTGCATGTTGTAGATGGCCGCGCAGGGGATGAACGGTCGCGTTGCCATGGGGTACCTCATTGTGGTTGTAAGCGCCCCGGACCACATGCTTAGAAGGCAGATGGCCGGGCGTCGTGTTGGCTGCTCATCAGGCCCGGGCCGCCACGCCCGGACGACCGCCCGCAAGGGCGGTTTCGCTTACAACGCCGCCAGATCGAGGCTGATCGAATCGTATTTGCCGTCCTCACGCCGAGCGTAGACCCGGATATAGGCCTTGCAGCCGGCCACTTGCAGGCTGTCGGACACGGCCTGCATGGCGCGGCGCCACCGCTCGTCGTCGATGGACAAGCGCCGCAGGGACAGGACGCGACCGGTGTTGATGCGGCCTTCCTTGTCCACCTGGAAGGCGTCGAGGATCAGCGCCTTGAGCTCGTCGCGGCTGCCCTCGGTCCACTCGGTGATGCACTCGTCAATAAGCTCCTTGGCCGCCTGCAAACGCTCGTCAAAGGTCAGGTGTTCGGCCATGTGGCGCTGCACCTTGAACGCCCCGTCAAAGCTCGTCAGGGTCACGTTGCCCTTGTTGCCGCCCACCTTGGCCCCGTACTGCTCGGCCGAGAGCTGGACAAAGGCGGCCACGTCGCCCATGGCGTCGTCGCGAAACCCGCGCATGGCCTCGCGCAGGGCCAGCGCCTTGCCCGCGATCTCGCGCACGAGCTGGTCGCGGGTCTTGTCCACTTCCTTGACCAGCTTGGCCGGCACCAGCCGTCCCTGGCCGTCCTGCATGTAGCCTTCAGGGATGGTCGTTGCGTTCATTGCTCCTGTTCCTCCTTCTCGAACCGGGTCAGGATGGCCCGGCAGTTGTCGATGATCTTTTTCCGAGGGGCCGGCTGATAGGGATCGTGCGTCAGAAAGAGGCGCACGATTTCGAGTGCGGCCCGCTTTTCGGTCTCGAACGGATCGCGGATTTTCCGAGGCGGCCATGGCGTATCCACTCTGTCTTTGGCGGCTTCGGTGGCTCGAAACAGGCGAGTTTGGCCGCGCAGGCCATGGCGCTCCAAAAATCCAGTTTCGGCCAGCCATTGGCAGTATTTGCGCACGTGGTCGTAGGAGACGCGTGAGACGGTGGCCAAGTCTTGATAGGAAAAACCGGGCTTGGCCGAGCGGACCGCCCGCCAGACGCGCTGATAAAACTCGCCGGAGCGCTTTTCTTCGGTGTCGGGATTGAACCGGAACACACCCTCCTCGACACGGAGCAGTTCTCGGCGCTTGACCATCTCGTTGACCTGCCTGCGCACCCTGGCCTTGGTCGGCTCATCAGAGCAGGACAAAGCCTCATAGATAAGGGGATAAGCTACGGTTTGCTTGCCCCCCACGGACAGGCCCTGGACGACCAGCCGCACACGATCCGCTTCCGGGGTTCTCATGCCCGCCTCCAGCTCTTTTGCTTCTGGATCGCCGCCACCATGGCCGCGTCGGCCGTGCCGGTCTCCCGGGCCTTGGCCGCCTGTTCCAGCAGCTGCACCATGTTGCGCACAAGCCGCATGTCGCCGTCGGACGTGGCTCGAACCATGGCGCAAGCCTCGGACGTCAGATCGAGTCCGGCCGCCTCAAGGGCAAAGGCCGCGATGTCCGCTTCATCCACCGGCGCAAAGGCCACTTCCTGAGTCACCCGCGACCAGATGCGGCGACGCTGGGACAAAAGCCCAATAAGTTCCTCTTCGCCGATGAGGACGACAGCCGCCCCAGTGGCCTCGTGAACGTCGCGCAAGTCCTCAATGCGCCCGAAGTGCAACCGATCCGCTTCGTCCATGTAGATGGTGACTGTCTGCCCCTGGTCACGCCGCTTTTCCAATGTCTCGATGATGCGCACCTTGCAGGCATGGGCGGATCGGGGAGTGGTTATTTCCCCCGTCGTCTCCTTGCAAAGCCGTCCCAGGAAGGCGGCTTGCGTCATCCCCTCCCAGGCCGAGAGGAAAACCCCGCCGCGTTCGGTGTAGCTGTTGCGAGCCGTGAAGGTCTTGCCCCGGCCGGCCTGTCCCCAGGCCACGACAATGCCGGGTTGTCCGCGCTGGACGTCCTCGACGGTCAACACGGCGCGCCGAAAAGCGGCCACATTGCCCGTCTCCACAAAAACCGGTTTCATGCGTCTCCTCCCCCATTGGCAGCTATGCGGCGGCGCGCGTAGACCGTGCGCAGCCGCTCGAAACGTCCACGCGCACAGGCCGCGTATTCCTCGGTTTGCTCGTAGCGGGCCATCCAATCGGCATCGGCCTCACGCAGGGCCACACCGTCCCGGACGGCCAGATTGAAAAGGTATTCGTAGCGGTCGAGTTCACTAACGATGGCGGCCATCTGTGCCGGCGGCACATAGGCCGGTGCGGCTTCAATCCTGGCCCTGGCCGCATTCTTGGCGGCTTCGATGCCAGCCACGTCCGGGGCCTTTGCTTCCGGCAGGGCCGGCGGTACCGCCTTGCCGGCCGCAACAAGCCGCATCCGGCTTTGCGTTTCGGGCAGCACGACGGAGCTCAAAAATTCGCGCGCGTTGGCCGTGACGTGGTTTTCCAGGGCTTTTTTGTAGGCGATCTCGCTCGTCAGGACGGCCTGATCGTCTGCGGTTCCGAGGATTCGGGCGGCCGGATGCACCTTCGGCGCGGGCGTGGCCTCGCAGATCAGGTTCTTGCCGGATTGGTCGTAGACGAGCACCGACCGCCGATCCTGGTCGTCGAAGCGCACCAGTACCGGATGCCGCAGGCTGTGCAGGAAGGGATGGCGGTACGACTGGCCAAAAAGGCTGACGCCGTTGCGGTCGATCTTGCGGACCACCTTGGACAGCATACACAGCCGCAGCCTGGCCAGATCGCTTTCGCCAAGCCCTGTGCCGGCTCCGGCGGCAAACGCCTCGGCCGGGGCCTTGCCGCTTAAATGGCCCCGCTGGGGGCGCTCGGCATAGGCGTCGAACCAGCTGGCAATGGCTGTATGGGCTTCCTCAAGCGTCAACGGCCGGCCGCCGGATGCCTCGTAGACTTTGCGGTGGAGCTTCTCCCCGCGCATAAGGCGCGGCGGCTTGGATTCGATGGACGTGCCGACATAGGAGGGAATCCAGCGTTCGAGCTCGCCAAAGGTCTTGAAAAACCGTTCGATGGTCTTGGATTGGCCGTGGTAGGGCCAGGCAAAAAGCGGTTCGATGCTGAGTTCCTGGAACACACCGCCAAGGCCGCTTTGGGTCAGGTCCACACCGTTGAAGAACTTGCCCCGGAAGGCCCGCCCGTTGTCGAGGTAGGCCACCTTGGGGAACATTCCGAGCCGGAGACAGGCCCGCCGCAAGGCCGAGGCAATGGCCTGCGTGTTTTCCGTGGGCAGGATCTCCCAGCCGAGCGGGAAACTGGACGCCATGTCGAACCACAGCACCAGTTCCATGCGCGCACCTTTGCCGGTCTCGGGGTCGAGAATCTCAAAATTAAGGGCATGGCCATCGGCTACCAGGATGTCGCCCACGGCGATCTTGTCGTAATCGCGTTCGATAAATGGGCAACACAGGTCGTTCCAGGCCTTCTTGCCCTGGCGGGCGTAGATCCATTCCCCGTAATTGAGTGTCATCCACTTTTTGAGGTAGCGGTACAGCGTGATGTCGGCGCAATCCGGCAGGCCGGCGGCCTTAAAGGCCTCGCGAGCCATGCGGCAGACCTCGGCCAAGCGGGGCTTGTTGGGATGGCGGGCCAGGGCGAGCAAAATTTGGGCATGCCGTTCAGTCACGACAGGGGCGAGCCGGACGCCGCCGCGCGTGTCGGCCAGCTTCAGGGCCGAGCCGGTACGGCGCATGGCCAGTTTCCAGCGTTCCAGGGACTTCCAGGACACGTCGCCAAGGACGTCTCGGATGGCAGGCCACACACCAGCGGAATAGGCGGCGATGAATGCATCACGGGCGCGGCCCTTGTTGGCGGCCTTGGCCAGCGCCTCGGTGTAGAGCCGCACCAGATCGGCCTTGGCCAGGGCCTTGCGCCGCTGTGCCTCGGTCAGGGGCGTTTCGGAGACTTCGGCGGGAAGATTCGCGCCTTCATAAGCGATGAGGGCAGTCCGCACGTCTTCAGGCAGGGCCGCAGCCAGATACAGGCGGCGTTTGCCGCCTCGGCAACTTTCCTCTGCAAAGAGCCAACGCTCTTTTTTCGCCCGTGCTTCCGTGGCCTGGCGCGAGACGCTGAGCGCTTGGGCTATTTCTTTTGCCTTGTACGTGTCCTGCATGGTGCTGCTTTCTCTTTGGTTGCCCTGGGCGATTATGCCGCTTGCTCGCCTTGCATGTCGTCCGGCAGAGCCAGCAACTTTTCCGGACAACCGACGGCAACGAGCGCACGAAGAGCGCGCCTATTGTTGCGTCGCCCATGAATCGTTTCTGAAACCATCGAGCGAGCTATGCCGGCAGAGCGAGCAACGTCAGAGACTGAAATGCGTCTTTCCACCAGCCAAGCGCGTATTTTGTTTCCTTCGCGTTTCATAATTCGGCCTCAATCTTTCGTTTGCGTTCGCGCAACGCCTTGATTTCCCGTTCTGTCCGGGCCAGCTCTAATAGTTTTGCATCCTCAGCGCCGATGACGCGCCAGCCCATACCGTGTGAGCGAGCCAGCAAATCAAGCGGTTCAGGCGTTCCGAACACATGGCAGAAGAGGTTGAGGGCTCGGATGCTTGGCACGTAGTCAGTCTCGTTGTGGTTGAGCCACTTTTCGAAAGTCGCCAGTCCAAGCTCCTTGGCACTCCCGTTGGCTAAACGCACGCCGAAGCGTCGAGCTGCTGCGTTCAACCGGTCCACGGCTTCAGCCCGAGACAAGCCAGCTGCCTGGACAATCCGGTCCATGGACACCGCGATGCCCTCGTCCGGACTGAGGTCAACGAGTTCCAGCAGGCTGAGGCGTCTGGCTTGGAGCACCAATTTTGATTTCTCCGATCCAAAATATTCCGGGCTGTGGACATTGAGTAAAACCGGTGGCCCTGCTAGCTACGTTCGTAACGGGTCAACCGTCGCCGTCACGAGTACTTGATTAACGGCATAGCATTTTATCGTCAACGGAAAATTTACTTGCAGCTTGATTTTTCATTTAGAAAACATGCCAAGCCGCTATCTCCTTGGTTTTTCTGGGGTTGCAGCTAAAAGGAAAAGTTATGACCCTTGCAGGTTCACTTGCGCCTTCGGATGAAAAAGCTGCAACCGCAGAATTCCAGGAAGTTTTTGGCCGGCTCAAAATTGCCACCGGGACTTCGACCGATACTGATCTTGCGAAAGCCCTTGGAATCAAACAGGGAGCGGTGTCCGCAGCCAAGCGAAGCCTGCAGATCCCCCCGATTTGGATCGCGAAGGTTTCCAAAGGTTTTTCCGTTTCAGCGGACTGGCTTTTTTATGGTTCCGGCCCAATGCAACGCGGCAATGCCCAGTTTGCCCCGGAAACAGGGCAAAAAACGTGCACGATTCCGGCAGACGAACCGCAGTGGATGGCCCCGGAAGCCGCACCAAGCATGGGCTATACGCTTATCCCAAAGGTCCAAGCGCGTTTGGCTGCTGGCACTGGAAGTCTGGAGACTGAAGGGGAAGTGATCGGCTATTATGCGTTCAAGACCGATTTTTTAAGACGCAAAGGGCTGCCCAAAAAAATGGTCTTGATGGATGTGGCAGGCGACAGCATGGAGCCAGTCTTGATGGATCGAGACACGGTCCTCATTGATGAAAGTCAGAGTGCAATAATATCAGGTGGGCTTTTTGCAGTAGGCATTGAACACGAAGTCTTTGTGAAATATTTGGATCGTGTCCCCGGCAAACTTGTGCTTCGAAGCAAGAATCCGACATACACACCGATTGAAGTGGACATGAACGGCGATCTTGCGGCCTCCGTTCGGATCATTGGACGGGTTGTCTGGAGCTGTCGGGAGTACGTAAGATAGTATAAATAATTTTGTAGGCATGTATTTATTAACAGAATACACTTTAATGACAAGAGGTTGCAAATGTCGGAAGATATTTCAAGCCTTGAAGATTTGATTAATTCTGCTGCGGCTGTTTTAAATGGAGAGATGACTATAGATCAAATCCATATTGCGAAAGATTTTGTTTGTCAAATTAGAATAAAAGGTGACAAGTTTGATGGGTATATTGACACAACTATCGCAAGTTTTATAATAGAAGTCGAACGAAGCGCAAGAAAAATAGTCAGAAATTTTTCTCCTGATCTGAGTTTGCAAGAAAAAAATAGAATTGCAAGCTGTATAAATGTAAAAGCAAGAGTTGAAAAGGGTTCTTCTATTGTTGAATTATTGTTCGACAACTCTTTTAGTCAAGCGTTAGTAAATATGCAAAGCGAACATATTTTGTATGCCTTGTTTGGATTTATGGGATTGCTTCTTGGGAACAATCTGTTAAAGACGTTTTCAGAGATAAAACAACACGCGAAGAATGAAGAGACAAAGCAAGTAATATCTGAGAATGCAAATAAGGTTATTGAGAATTCAAAACAATTTTTGCAGCCAGTCCTAGATCTAATTGGCAAGATACATAAGGACGATACGGTTAAATTTCCACTCATAGATAAGCCCCTGTCAAAGGATGAAGCTAGACAAGAGTTTAAACCGATAGAACTAGCTAGAAGCGAAACGATTTACATAGATGATACCTATGAAATTACAGAAGTTTCTCTGGACAAGATATACGTAACTCTACGGAAGGGCGCTAAGTTTTCTGCTTCCACCAAGCTTTTAAATCCACAAAGCAGGCAAAAGCTTTTTGATGCCGTCAAGGAGGCGGGGGTTTCTGAACTAATTCCCATTATACCTCTTCAAGTGACATTAAGCATTGAGGGTCTCAAGAAGGAGTTTTTTGTTGCAGCTATAGGAGGGAAAAGAGAAGGGGCAATTTCGTTAAATGAACTTGCTCCTCAAACAAAAGCAGAGTTGCTTAACTACACTCACAGCCAAGGCTCGCTTTTAGATATTAGCTAATTTTGCAATATTGGCGCAACTTAAGTGCTTCAATTTGAGCATCAAATTGTCCGCGGCGATTCGCTAATTTCTCAGTTTGCCTGAATTAATTTGCCCATCGGTGGCCCTTTTTCTCATCTTGCCTTCTGGGCTTCTCGCGTATTTGGCGGACGCCGCCAGCCCACGTCAGTCCTACGCTTAGCCGACGTCTGGCCTATTCGATCTAAGCACCACGCCATTTCTCATTCTGCCTGACTCCCCACAGCGGCGCGCGATTTGGCAATGATTCGTGTCTCCGTGGCACCTGCTCACGCGGCTTCGCGTTGGGATAAGGCTGGACCCGCAGGCGGAGGCGTTTGCGCCAAGGCTGCGTCAGGAACAGTCCGGAGCGGAACTGGCGGGACTGCGCCGGGAACTTGCCTTGCCAGACCGGCTCAGCCCTGGACGGCCAAGAGCCGTGTCCGGCCCACGGCGGCGCAGCCGCTACTCGGCGGCGGCCCCGAGAAAGATGCCGACCACCTTGCCGTTTTTGATGTCGAAGATCAGCCCGTCATAGACGGAACCGGCCACGAAAGTCTTGCCCTTGGCACTCCAGCCGTCGCGGTCGCGGTAGGCCTGGTAGGCCTTGATCACCGCCTGCTCCGGGCTGCCGATGCCGATGCCTTTGGCGGTCTGCAGGGTCGCCGGGGCGGTGAGGCGTATGGAGGCCACGGTTTGTGGGGCAGCCCGCTTGTCCGCGCGCATCTTCAGGACCACCCCGCACCCGGGATAGCTCCAGGTCTGGACGTAATCGCCGGTGGCGGCCTCGAAGGTTTCCTTGGATTTGCGCGGCGGGCAGGCCAGGGCAGCCGCCAGGTCGCTGGCGGGCTGGCCGAGCCGCAGCGCGCCGAGGCGCTCCTTGGCGGTGTCAAACGGCGCGGCGCGGTCCGCTTCCGGGAGCCGGGCCTGCGCCGCCAGGGCTGGGCTGCCAAGCAGGATTGCCAAAACGACCAGTACGGCACGCAACAAGACGTTGACCATGGCCCCTCTCCCGCGCATCCGGGTTCCCGAAACGTGGCGCGACGCTAGGCCCGGCCCCCCGCCTGCTTGCGGCGACGGCCCTCGGCGTCGGCAGCCACAAGCGCGGCCCGGACCAGCCCCGGGTCGATCTCCACGGGCTCGTTGTGGATGCTTTCACCAGAAGCGCAGGCCTTCTCGGCCACCCGAAGCAGCTCCTCGGCCGAAACCCCGTCCAGGCCCAGATCGGCCAGCGTGGTGGGCAGGCCCAGGGCGGCGCACAGGGCGTAGACCTCGTCGATGACGGCTAGCGGCTTGTCCGTGAGATAGAGGGAGGCCAGCACGCCAAAGGCCACTTTCTCGCCGTGGTAGCGCCCCCGGACACCGGCCAGGGCGGTCAGGCCGTTATGCACGGAATGGGCCGCGCCAAGGCCGCCGCTCTCGAAGCCCAGTCCGCTTAACAAGGTATTGGCCTCGACCACCCGCTCCAGGGCGGGCGTGACCACCCCGGCCTGGCAGGCGGTCAGCGCCGAGAGCCCCCAGTCCCGGACCGTCTCGTAGCACAGCCGGGCCAGGGCGTGGGCGGTCATGGAACCGGCGTCGCCGGCGATGTTCGGCCCCCGGCTGATTCGGCAGGAGTCGGCCTCGAACCAGGTCGCCAGGGCGTCCCCCATGCCCGCCGCCAGGAACCGGGCCGGGGCCTTGGCCATGATTTCGGTATCGACCAGGACCAAGTCGGGGTTGCGCGGGAGCAGGTCCACCCGTTCGAACACGCCGGTTGGCGAATAGATGATGCACACCGAGCTGCACGGGGCGTCGGTGGAGGCGATGGTGGGGACCACCGCCACCGGCAGTCCGGCCCGGGCGGCCACGGCCTTGGCCGTGTCCAGGGTCTTGCCCCCGCCGACGGCGGTCACGGTCTCGGCCGCGAACTCCCGGGCCACGGCCAGCAGGCGCTCGATCTCCTGATCCGTGCATTCCCGGCCGAAGCGTTCGACCGCAACGGCCCCGGCCTGCTCCAGATCGGGCAGCACCGGCGGCAGCAGATGCTCGAGTGGATGCGGGGAGCAGATGCACAAATGGCGCTTGCCCAGGCGGGCCAGTTCGTTGCCCAGGCGGGACAGGGCCCCGCCGCCCTGGATATAGCGGCCGGGAAACAAGGTGGTGCGGATCATGCGCGTCCCCTTTGCCGCTGGCGGCGGCTTTGCGACAGTGCCCGTCACGGGACTGCTCGCCTGTCCCATCACTGTGCCGCAGGCCAAGGCAGAGCGCAAGAGGCGGCGGCGCGGCCTAACAGCGTGTTGAAAATCTCCTCTATTTGACCGAAACTCCAGTCACCGCAGGGCTGGAGGTGATCCGATGGGTCTTGGGCGGCAGGGGGGTCAGCAGGGGACGATGTATCTGGCCTGGGATGCGATTCCCCTGTCCCGTGGGCACGCCTCGCTACCACCCCTGCCGTTTCTTCTTCAACCGGGCCCTTAACTCCTGAGTCTTTGACGGCTTTTCGCCCAGACACATTTTTTCGATGTACTTGCCGCGCAAGTCGGTGTCCGGCATATCCATCACTCCTGCCATCCTACTGGCATTGGTATCTATCATGTCGGAACCGGTAACGAGTTTTCTCCAATAGCCGGAGAATTTTTCATAACCGAACATCCAATCCTCAAGCCTTGAAATAGCCGATTTCACTTCCCCCACAGGATCGATGTCGAAAGCGGACACTCCGTCACGGGGCAATTCATTGTTGTTAATGTCGTAGGTGCCATCGTCTATGGCGTCCAGCCCCTGCGGATCGATCCGGCTAATCGGATTGTTTCCAGCATAGCGGTAAAGGTTTACGCCCCCGGAGAAGCCAATGGGGTCGCGCTGGAAGAAACGTCTGCTGGCCGCGTCGTAATAACGGTTTCGCATAAAATACAATCCGTCCCCATCATCCATGACTCCGTAGGCCCCTACGAAGGTGAACGGCGTGTCCGCGCCGTTGTGGTTGGCCACGGCGCCATACGGGCTGTAGGCGTAACGGCCGACCACCGCGCCAGCGGTATCGGTCAGGGCCAGGGTGTTGCCGGTCTTGTCCTGGTGATGAAACCGAAAGCCGGTCGCCGTAGTGCCCGAGGCCACCAAACGGTTCCCGGCATAGATATAGTTGATCGTAACCTGGCCCGAACCGTCAGTTTCGAAGACCACCCGGCCCAAAGGATCATGGTGGAGATTACGCGTGGTCGTCCCGACCTGGATCCGGACCCGGTTGCCCAGGCCGTCGTAGGCATAGGTCCTGGTCTTGCCACCCAAGGTCAGCGTTGCGGGTCGGTTTTCGTGGTCATAGACGGCATTGAAGGTTTTGCTGCCGCGTATGGCGATCAGATTGCCCAGGGTGTCGTAGAAATAGGAATCGGATTTCCAGGTGGCGATCTGGTCGGCGGCGTCATAGGCGGCCGTCGCTGTCGTGCCCGAAGGACGTGGCGCCAACGGCCAGATCCCGCTCTCGCTCGACACCTGGCCGGCGGCGTCACGGACGTAGGTGAGATCAGCGATGATCGTTGCGCCCTTCTTGTGTGACAGGCTGACCAGACGGCCCGAGACATCGAAGCCGTAGAGGCTTTGCACGCCATTTGAGCGACTTTCACCGGTCAGATAGCCGGAAGCGTCATAGGCCAGGGTCAGGGATTGGCTGCCGAAGGACACGCCGGTTGGCCGATCGAGTCCATCATACTGAGAAGTGACGGTCTGCCCTCCGGGATAGGTCATGGAGGTAGCGTTACCGGCCGTGTCATAGGCAATGCCGAGCGTCTGGCCGTCGGCGTAGGCGATGTGCGTGATCCGGCCGGCCAAGTCGCGGGTGTAGGTCCGCGTCCCTGCGGCGTCGGTCATGGTACGCAGTCTGCTGTTCGCGTCCCAGCCATAGGAAGCGGCCGTGGCGGCATCGTAGCGCTTGGCAGTAATCCGGCCATCATCGTCATAGAGATAGGAGACGACCCGGGTCACGGGAGCGGGCGGCGGCGAACCCGGAACTGCGGCCACAACCGACGAGGTCACTACGGACACCCGGTCCAGATTGTCCCAGGCGACACGCCCACCGGAGAGACCAAGGGGATCAGTCATGTTCGTGAACAGCCCCCTGCCGTCATAGAGGAGAAAGGACTTCTTGCCCAGTTCGTTGGTGACCGCAAGCGGCAGGCCGGTCCCGCTACGGGTGTACTGGACCTGCTTGCCGAGGGGATTGACCACGGAGGTCAGCCGTTGGGCCCCGTCACGTCCGTAGTGGGTCACCCTACCGAGTGGGTCCGTCTGCCCGGTGAGAGCCCCATCGCTGTTGTAGGCCAGTTGCGTGAAGTGGCCCAGAGGTTTGGTGATTTTCGTGATGTGCAGCAGGGCATCGCGTTCAAAGGTGGTCGTCCTGCCGCCGCCGTCCGTGACCGAGGCCAGGGCGCAGCAGTCATAGCCATAGGTGACGGCGCTGGCATCGGGCAGACTGGTTCGGATGAGACGGCGGTTGGCGTCGTATTGGAAGGACGTCGTGTAGTGGCGCGGGTCGGTTCGGGAGGTTAGGTTCAAGCCGGCGGTGTCATAGGCGAAGATCGTGGTGCTGCCCAGGGGGTCGGTCGCCGCGGTCAGGTTCCCATGGCTGTCGTAAGCGAAATCGTAGACCGCGCCGTCTGGCAGGCTCAGGCGCGTCATGAGGCCCCGCGCGTTGACGATGCGGGTCAGGTCCGCGCCCAGCGGGCTCTCCATGGCGATGCCATTGTCATGGGCGTCGTAGGTAAAGCGCCAAGTCTTGTTGTTCGCATCCACGCGACTGACCAGATTCCAGTTGCCGTCATACGTGAAGCTGGTTTCATTGCCGACCGGGTCCGTGATTTTGGTCAGGTTGCCGTTGTCGTCATAGGCGAACGTCGTTTGTCGCCAATCGGCATCCAGGAAGGAGACAGGCAGCGATTTCCCGTTGTACGTCGTGGTCACGCTGTTGCCTAACGGGTCGATGACCGATGTGGTTCTGCCCTTCGTGTTGGTATACCGTCGTAGCCCACCGCCGGGTTCTGTCACCCGCGTCTCGCCGCTGCCAAAAGCATAGGAGGTCGTCCGGCCCAGGGCGTCAGTCACCGATGTCACATACCTGCCGGTGGTGGCGGTGTCGTAGACGAAGGACGTGGACTTGCCGGCTGCGGTCATGGAGGTCAGATAATTCGCATTGTCGTAGACATAGATGCTTTCGTTGCCGTCCAGGTCCCGGGACCGGGTGAGATTGCCGGCGGCGTCGTATTCAAAGTACGCGGTGTGGCCGTCGAAGACGAGAATCCCGGTACAGCGACCGTTGGCATCAAGGGTAAAGGAAACCTGACGGCCGGAGGCGTCGGTGAGCTGTGTCAGCCGGTCGTTGACGTCATAGGTCAGGGTCAGGGCGTTGCCGTTGCGGTCCGTGATTGAGGTCAGACGGTAGTCCTGCCCGCTGCTTTTGGTCCGAACGTAGTCGTAGCGGGAGGTAAGCTTCCGCTCCTTGTCCTCAAGCGTGTAGTAGCCGGTCCCGGTGGACTGGTTGATATAGCCGGTCAGGACGGGCTGGCGCGCAGTGCTGGAGTAACGCACCGTGACCGTTCCCGTTCCCTCGCTGCCGGCGACGGCGTAAGAAAGGAGCTGGCCGGAGCCGAGACCGACCCTGACGCCGCCGACCGTATAGGCCTGGGCCATCAGTCTGGATTCATAGGCAAAGGACCAGCCATTGCCGAACATGCCGAACCGGGCGGGAAACATGTTCCAGACCCGGCGCAGGGCCACCTCGTGGCCGTAGCTCTGGTAGGCCAGATCGGTGTCCTCGACCACCAAATTTAAAAAGGATGTGTTCACCCAATACAGGGGCAGCCCCTGGCGGGAGCATTTGCCGGCCCCGTCGCCGTCAAAGACGGTGTATTCGTTGTCGTCCGGGCCGCCCAACCCGTCCATGTTCGCGGCCAGGCTCGTCCAGACCGAATCGGACACCTTGAAGGACACGTCAAACGAGTAGGCTCCCGCATTGCCGTATTGGACAACGACGTGGATGGAACCAAAGTAACCACTTCCGGCCAGGGCATACCCGCCCGATGCACCGATCGAGCTTCCAGCCAACACCCGGTCGTCGGCAATGATGGAAGAGTACCTCTGGCCGGTCTCTGGGTCCCAGTATGATCCGTAGAGGGTGATCGACGCCAACGAGATCTTCTCGGGCGGGTCCGATTGATCGTAGGCCCAGCCATCCGTGCCCGACAGGCCGGCCCCCAGACCAAAGCCGCCGGACAGTCCGACAGGGACACCGTCCGCCATGCCGTCGGTTACGACAAGGAAACCGGTTTCGCAGGAGCCGGTAGGATTCCCCTGCACGGCCCCCATGCCGGAAACATCCACCGATATAGTGGTGGCCCTGCAGGTGATATCCACGGCCCAAGCCGACGGGGGAAACAACCAAGAACAGAAGAATACGAGCACAGGAATGATGACGGATTTTTTAACAAAAACCATAATTCCCCCTGTAGCAATTCTCCGCTCGGCGCACGTATTACATCTGTTTCACACAATCCCGGCCAGAATGGTCGTGCCTTTTCGAGACGTGCATTCTTTATTTGTCCAAAATGGATGTGCCGTCTTTTGATACAGGAGGAAGCCGCAACAACAGCATGGATGGTATTGACGATGAAAAAGCGCCCACGATTGCCTGGCTGGTCATGTTTCCGGCCGCGTCATAGGCGAATGTCGCACGGCCAGGTCCGCCGTACGAGGCAACGACAAGTTGGCCGGACAGATCGTATTCATAGGTGATTGTTGAAGAAAGGACATTTGTTGCAAAAAGCAGCAGCGCCAATGAGCATAAAACTTCCCATAGGCATATATTCAGAATGTCTATACGGCGATGCATAGACTCCTCCAGAATGAAAACATCTATAATAGATAACTTCGGCACGAACAGGAAAATGTCAATAGAAAGTAATTGCAATTAACATTAGAGACCGCTGCGCAATTCTCTGAAGTCGCTGCGAGTTCCTTCTTTTTGGTCTTTTTCGAGCGCGACATCGGCAGTTGTCCGTGCTTTCCCGTAGGGCTCAGACTATTTCCTGCCTCCTTTGGCAGCTTTCGCCGCAAAGGGAGGCCCCTGTCCTCAGCAGGCAGCCTTTAGAACGCCCTTTTTCAGGTTGGAAACCATGGCGTTGTGGCGAAACTCCAACTCGACCTTGGCCCGTCCGAGGTATCTCGCGCGGAAAAACCCATAGCCGCGCTGGAGGGTACCGAAGGCTCGCTCCACCTTTGAGCGGCCGGCGCGAGGACGACACGACGCTGGCGGCGACGATGGCTCTTGGCCAGATCAAACAGCTCATCGTCAACGGCAACGTTACCATCAACGTCACGGTCACCGGCAACGAAAGCCTCGTGTCGCTGCACACCCTGACAGCGGACAAGTTGCTCGAATTGGCGAACAAGGCCAGCAATTCGCCCCAGAAGTGATCCGCTCTAACAGAAACAATCCTGCAACACCGCCGTCGGCTTCCCGTTGGCGGTGTTGTGAATATTCCACGGAGGAAGCCCAACCGGGACACCCGTCGCTCTCAAAATAGGGACAGGAAGGGGACAGACCGCGCCCCAAAAGGAAAAGGGCCTACGATTTTCATCGTAAGCCCTTGAAAGAACTGGTCGGGATGAGAGGATTTGAACCTCCGCCCCCCTGAACCCCATGCTCTCCAAAAGGCATAACATATTGAAATTATTTAAAAAATGATAGTAGCCAACATTGGCGCGCCAACGGTTATCCAACGGTTTTTATGGACTAAATACGCGTCAGGCCAACGTTGGACTCAGGGGGCCAACGCTAACGCCAACGGTGCTGCCAACGGTTTGCCAACGGTCCTTTGGCTGTTGGCACTAATTTTATTTTTTGAACGATTACAATAAGTTATATTGACTACAGCTTCATACTAACCGTAGCGCGTCAGCAAACGTGGCCTTATCGCTCTCCACGGAATTGCAGCCACTGCCGTCCCCTGTCCGTGAGACGGTATTGTTGCAAACGGCTATTGGGCTTGTCAGGTATGGTCATCTCAATGAGGCCATCCGCCAGGGCTGGTCTGAGGTAGCGCTCTCGAAATGATTTCCGGTCTTGTAACTGCAGGAGACCTTGCAACGCCTCACGGGACATTGCATCCTTCATGACATGGAGGAGTTGACCGACTTGGGTTCGTGGATTTGACGACGGTTAACAATCATCGTGAGTAGAAACGCTATGTCAATGATCTTTTTAGAAAGCGATCACAGCATACCTACTTATTCTCCCGAGCAATTTCACAAATGTCTTTCACCATATTCCAAAATAGTTTTGACGGTTCAACCTTAAACTGATCATTTTCAATATGGAAATTAATCCAATTTTTTGTTTTGTCGGATTCTCTTTGAAACATAGGAGCTAAGACTGACACATCATGCTCTATTTCAACGGATATATTGTGACAAGTATTTATGGAGTTAACTCCTGGAAAAATAATTTGTTTATATTCTTCACTGGAAACAAACCTATGGACTGGCGGTATGGCTATCCTCTGGACTGCGACTTCTGTACTTTCTAAGCCATCTCTTGGGTAAACAATAAAATAGCACAGGATATCACCGTGATAAAATTGCTTTATCAGCCGCCTAAAAGCCAGTCCATCTTTTCCAATTTTATTGCCCCAAAAAACATATGTCACATCATCAACTTTTGACAACTTCAAGCCACATGGAACAACAACCTCATAACCACCACCATAGTAGTTAAGCAAACTCTTCTGGTCTATTATTTCTTTATGCAGATGAGTTCCATTTAATGCTAACGAAAATGCCCTCGCTAAGTCAACTTTATTAATTCGACCTCGCGCGTGCGCTGGAAGTCTCTTTGCCTGTTTAAGACTATCGAGAAAGTCTTCACATCCACCAGCAATTAGTATTAATCCATGGTCTGCAGTAGCAATGTTTTCAGTTTTGTGAGGTATAGTGTCAATATGCATCCCGTCAAAGATATTAGCAATCAGAGAAATACCGTCTAACTCTCCCTTCTCTTTCATTCGGAACAGATGCTTAGCGAGCGTAAACTTATTAAAATGGATCGATCTATTTATATCAAGCAATTCTGCTATTACAGTTGCCGCCTTAACCACAACACCAGCCCACGCAATGGCAAGATTGTTTCCTAAAATTGAAATCTTTTGGCGCAATCCAGTCGGCTCAAATCCAGAACCAATTGGAAAAACATCAGATATTTTGCCAATAGTTGGGATTTCCAAGGAATTTTCACCATCAATTAAACCAGATATCAATGTATCACCAATTAATACAGGAACATTCTCGACAGAAAGGCTAGCGATCACAGTCACAATTTCCTCCACCTTTTATATTGTAAACATAGAGCACAGCGCTTACTTTAAATCATTTACGCAATTGTATGCATCCAGCTAACCATATATGGATCAATCCTGTGCTCAGAAATGAAATGTCGATTGTCATTATGGCAACAAAGAATAGGTAGGGTAATTCCTACCGACCCCCTGAAATTGTAAAAGGGGCCGGCCCCATTTCCTATCCACTAGAGATCATTCGCCAAAGCTGTGACTGGCGAGGAGGCCAAAAGGAAAAGAGGCTACGATCCAACCTCGTAACCCCTTGATATACTAGAACTGGCAACTAGGCCACAGCCAACGCACTGAACCCCATGCTCTCCAAAGGAGATAACATATTGAAATTATTTAAAAAATGATAGTAGCCAACATTGGCGCGCCAACGGTTATCCAACGGTTTTTATTGACTAAATACGCGTCAGGCCAACGTTGGATTCAGGGGGCCAACGCTAACGCCAACGGTATTGCCAACGGTTTGCCAACGCTCCGTTGGCTGTTGGCGCAAACTATAAATTTTTTAATAATCACAATATGTTACATCTACTTTATCTTCATACCAACCGTGGTGCGTCACGCCCCCCTACCCTTCGCCACGAAACTGCACCCACTGACGTCCTTTCTGCGTTAGGCGGTATCGTTGCAGGCGGCTATTGGGATTGTCCGCAATGGTCATCTCAATGAGTCCACCCGCCAGGGCTGGCCTCAGGTAGCGCTCCCTGAAAGATTTCCGGTCTTGCAACTGCAAGAGATTTTGCAACGTCTCACGGGACATTGCATCCTTCATGACCTGGAGTAGTTGAACGACTTGGGTTCGTGGATTTGACGACGGTTAACAATCATCGTGAGTAGAAACGCTATGTCTGTGATCTTTTTAGAAAGCGATCATAGTGCACCTACTTATTGTCCCGAGCAATTTCATAAAGGTCTTTCACCATATTCCAAAATAATCTCGACGGTTCAACCTTAAACTGATCATCTTCAATATGGAAATCAATCCATTGTTTTGTTTTGTCGGATTCTCTTTGGAACATAGGAGCCAAGGTTGACACACCATGCTTTATTTCAACGGAAATATTGTGACAAGTATTTATGGAGTTAACTCCTGGAAAAACAATTTGCTTATATTCTTCACTGGAGACAAACCTATGGACTGGCGGTATGGCTATTCTCTGCACTGCGACTTCAGTACTTTCTACACCATCTTTTGGGTAAACAATAAAATAGCACAGAACATCACCGTGATAAAATTGCTTTATCAGACGTCTAAAAGCCAGTCCATCTTTTCCAATTTTATTTCCCCAAAAAACATATGTCACATCATCAATTTTTGACAGCTTCGAGCCACATGGAACAACAACCTCATAACCACCACCATAGTAGTTAAGCAAACTTTTTTGGTCGATTATTTCTTTGTGCAGATGAGTTCCGTTTAATGCCAACGAAAATGCCATCGCTAAGTCAACTTTATTCATTCGACCTCGCGCATGCGTTGGCAGTCTCTTTGCCCGTTTAAGACTATCAAGAAAGTCATCACATCCACCGGCAATTAGTATTAATCCGTGGTCGGCAGTAGCAATGCTTTCAATTTTGTGAGATATAGTGTCAATATGCATCCCGTCAAAGATATTAGCAATCAGAGAAATACCGTCTAACTCTCCCTTCTCTTTCATTCGGAACAGATGCCTAGCGAGTGTAAACTTATCAAAAGGGATTGATCTATTTATATCAAGCAATTCTGCTATTACAGTTGCCGCCTTAACCACAACACCAGCCCAAGCAATGGCAAGATTGTCTCCTAAAATTGAAATCTTTTGGCGCAATCCAGTCGGCTCAAATCCAGAACCAATTGGAAAAACATCTGATATTTTGCCAACAGTTGGGATTTCCAAAGAATTTTTACCATCAACCAGACCAGATATCAATGTATCACCAATTAATACAGGAATATCCTCGACAGAAAGGCTCGCGATCACAGTCACAATATCCTCCACCTTTTATATTGTAAACATAGAGTATAGCGCTTATTTTAAATCATTTACGCAATTGTACGCATGCAGCTAACCAGATATGGAGCAATCCTGTGCTCAGAAAGAAATGTCGATTGTCATTATGGCAACAAAGAATAGATGGGGTTATTTCTACCGCCTCCCTGAATTTGAAAAAGGGGTCGACCTAGTTTTATATCAATATGATATTATTAGCTTAATTTTAATCCAGCAACCAAGTTAAATGGACAAAGAGCTACGCCACAACTCCGTAACCCCTTGATATTCTAGAACCGGAAAATAGGCCACAGCCAACGCACTGAACCCCATGCTCTCCAAAATGCTTAACATATTGAAATTATTTAAAAAATGATAGCAGCCAACATTGGCGCGCCAACGGTTATCCAACTGTTTTTATTGACTAAATACGCGTCAGGCAACAGTCGGATTCAGGGGGCCAACGCTAACGCCAACGGTGCTGCCAACGGTTTGCCAACGGTCCTTTGGCTGTTGGCATCAATTTAAATTTATAAATTATTACAATAAATTATATATATTTTATCTTCATACCAACCGTGGTGCGTCACGCCCCCCTACCCTTCGCCACGAAACTGCACCCACTGACGTCCTTTCTGCGTTAGGCGGTATCGTTGCAGGCGGCTATTGGGATTGTCCGCAATGGTCATCTCAATGAGTCCGCCCGCCAGGGCTGGCCTCAGGTAGCGCTCCCTGAAAGATTTCCGGTCTTGCAACTGCAAGAGATTTTGCAACGTCTCACGGGACATTTCACCCTCCACGACCAGGAGCAGTTGGCCGACTTGGGGGGTGACTTGAGGGGCTACTTGGGGGGCGGAGGTCTTCACGGTTTCCAGAATCATGGCGAGCATGAACGCGATGAATGGGGCACAATCCGTCTGCCGCGTGCTTTCCTGCAACGCCTGATAGTACTCGGCCTGATGCTCGTATATAAGGCTTTCCACCGGAATGTCGGCGAAAAGGGGATTCCATCTCGCCAGAATCAAGCTTTGCCACAGCCGCCCCATCCGGCCATTCCCGTCAGCGAAGGGGTGGATATCCGGTCACCTACCCACGGGAAAGTCGGAAGGACCGAAAAAGTATCCGTGTGTGATGAGGTGCAGCCTATGAATAGCCTTGCCAGTTCATGACACGGGAGGTATAAGTAGTCCTAAATTTTTGACACCAAGCCGGAAACGAGTGGTCTCAAAATGAATACTACAATCCGAACAATGTCTACGGGCTGAATTATATTCTCTTGAAAGATGCGCACAAGTATAACACTGCATAAAATCTTAGCCAGGGCTCGCATGATGACTTCGTTAACAGGCAAGATACTGCAACAACAAGTCCAATTTCCAACAACGCCATGACCGAAGAATGCCAAAGCGAGAAGTTCAAACAATCCACGAAACAACTGGTTTATGATGACTGTAGTTTTAGCCTAAAAGCTACTCTTACGAAACAAGGCATCAACCTTGGACAAAAAAACGCTACAGCTACAAACGACTTAAAACTTTATCTTTGTCTACCAAAACAAGCTATGTTGAAAAATTTAAATAAATAATGAGCAGAAAATAGTGAAGAAATATCACAAGGCAGCCAACCATCATTGCCTGGCGACATCTATTATGATCACTCCTGACCGACTCAAACGTCAGTCAACTTGGATGAAATAAGATATTGCGGAGCTTTATGAAGCTGAGGAGCATTGCGACCAAGTCCACGCAGTTATTTACCTAATGTATTTTGCACTTGGCCTTTTGGCAGAGGCGGGAGTCCCACCAGATCCTTTTTCAAAATATACATTCTTCAATATGGGAAAAATTCAAAAGGCAACTCCACCAATATACAACAAAGACCATAAACAATTGCATCTGCGGACTGGAATACCCCACTGATTTGTTTAAAAGCAAACTTCTAAAATTGTACAAGTAGAAATACGAAATGCCTGTTGGAATTGACACAACCACTCTGCTTGAAAAACTCATTTCAGCCTATCGGCAATCGCACAAGCCTCAAGAAGTCGACTTTCGCAAGATGGTTCCCATAGCCAATCTTGATCGCGCAACTCATTTTATCCATCCATATCCCGCAAAACTACTCCAAAATATTCCAATATTTTTCTTAAACAATAAGCTACTCTCTATGCCAGGTGATGTTGTATACGATCCGTTTTCTGGGTCCGGGACAGTGATGCTAGAATCTGGGCTAAGTGGTCGAAAAGGATTTGGAGACGACATCAACCCATTTGCAACTTTACTCGCCAAAGTCAAATGCACACCTCTTTGTGAACACCAGATTCGAAATGGTTTTGAGCAAATTAAGTATAAATTTACATATTCTCGTAATACTGAACATGATGTTGTCAATTCAAACTATTGGTATACTGAGCGTACCAAGAGAGAGTTAGCTCGACTCTCTAACAGCTTAGATGTAGTTGAAAATGCTGATGTTCGAGATTTTTTAGGGATTTGCATTTCCGCTGTAGCCAAAAAAATGAGCCTGGCTGACCCTCGTATCTCTGTTCCAGTCCGCATAAATCCTGATAAATATTGTGACGGGCACTGGCTAAAGCGAGCTGCGATAAAACACATTGACGGAGTAATGGACAATAAAGTATTCGATGTATTTGAAACAGTATTTGAACAAAACTGTACCCGCATGAGTGCTCTTTGTCAAAGAAGAGACTTCGTGACACCAGATATTAGAACCCAAGATGCAAGGATCTCCCCTCCGACGCATGAAAGGGATAAGGCGCAGCTAATCATAACATCCCCTCCGTACCCTGGCGCACAAAAATATATCCGCGCATGCTCATTGTCTTT